CCAGCCACTTTAGCACAAATCGGCTTCATAGCTTCGCATGCCGCACAGCCAGGCATCGTAAAAAACACTGTCCGGTACTTAAATTCCGATGTCATTTTTCTCCGTTAAAAACGAATACATATGTATTATAGCACATTCTACGTAGTATTGTAACAAGGTGGTTAAACCAGATTCTTGACTTTCCACCCTTTGTGATGGTTCCTTTTCCCCCTTGACACCAGGGATAAAGCAGAATTTGTCAATCCCATTTCTTTAAATCTAGCAATTAGCTCAACCTGGGTGCAAAAAATTTCCCCGTATTTTTCGTGAAACCAGTATATTTTACTTCCATTTAGGTTTTTGTACTTTGCCAGTTCTGGGGTGCTCGCTAAAGTCCAACCCTTAAAGTGGTCCAGTTTGCCTAAAGTCACTGCAGATAAGTGTCTCGACTCTAGATTAAACTTTTTTGATAATTCTATCTGAGTTAAAACGTGAACTCCGTGCTTTTTATGGTACCATGCAAATTTTTTCCCTATAGAAAACGACCTCCTAGAATTTTCAGGTGTAGAAGCTAGTGTCCACAATTTATACTGCCTCTTAATTCCCTTCCTAACCTTGGTTAACATAGACTGGCACATCTTTTGATCTGGAAACATTTTGATAAGTTCTCCAACTGATTTATTTTTAATAAAACCGTGCTCTGAGTGATACCAATCGACTTTATATTTAGGTTTAGATCCGCTTCCACCCTCACCACCATCTGTTAAATTACACAATATCCCCCAGTCTGGGTATAACTGTTTCCTGCCATAAAACATAATTAACTTTCTTTCGTAGTCGTAGGCTGTTTTTTCGTCTAAGCCGTGGTGAAGAATGTGTATTCTTCCTTTGTCTTTCGGCTTTTTAATTATTCTATGGTTATCATAAGGCCTTTTTGGTCTCCCTTTACCAATATAATAGTATGTTCCGTTTTCTCTAGAGTAGGCATATACTACGTAGTTATTTTCTGTTAAAGTAATCATAAGTAAGAAGTTTTAATAGAACCTCTACTAATTCTAGCAGTTAATCTTTGAGATCCGCCGTTATAGTTTACTTGGGGCAGATGAATCCTGCTACCACCGTGCTCAGTTTTAGCCGATCCCATAATCTCATCCCGGTAAATTTTCAAACCCGCACAAAACGCATCGGTTCTGTCATCGTGTTTAGTATATGGGAATGAAGTTAACTCTGACATAAAATCAGACAACCCTGGCATGTCTGAATAAATTGATATACGGCCATCTTCGGCTACCGGTGCAACCTCATTTGCTCTAAGAACTTTATCTTTTGTCGGAATAATTTCTTTTACCGGAATCTTAAGTTCTGTCCGTAGCATTTGAATTAGAGGTAATCCTGAGGCTCTGGATTCAATATATAGAGTTCTTACCCTCCACATTTTTAACCAGGTTGGCATCGCTTTAAGTAGCTCTGGAAATTCCATTTTCTCTGAGTACATATGCATTAAGTGAAGTTTGCGAGTTTTCCGAACAACACCAAAAATACATATGACAGAAGAGTCATTTTCCTGACCTTTCTTTAACGCTGTATCCGCAGTCGCGTAAACATATTCGTAGTTCTCTTTATTCTTATCATGATATTCGAACCAAAAGTCCTTGAAAATCGACCCCTCCTGACCTTGAGGTTGACCCTGATATAGTACATCAAAGGTCTTCTGATCTTGTTTTTTGATAGACTCTAAAACAGAAGAGGGGAAAAATTCAGGCCAATGTGACTCATTTAACTTACGACCTAGTGGGTCTTTTTCTTCATCAATGCAAAGGGCGGGAACATTTAGAACTTTCCATATATCTGGATCGGATTCAATTAATCTCCCCGTTGTGTCATGTACATGGAACCTAGTACCAACAGACATTAGTGCGTAATTCGGCAGCATTCTAGTGCCGAACTGTTGACTTACCCAACCCCAGGTACTTTCAAGAACCTGCGGACTAGTACCATCTTGTATTACATCGTCTAAGATACCTAAACCTGGCAGATCTTCATTGCTAATTGATCCAAATCCGAAACCTGTTACGCCACTACCTGCCGAAGCACTCATAATTATTCCGCCCTGTTGGCTACGTATAACCTTTAAATTGCAATCAGCTCTTTTTATTGCAATTTCTGGAAATAGCCATTGAAAAGCCTCAGAGGTAACAAATTCTAGAATCGACCGTGAGTTTTCAGTTGTTAATTTTAGAGCATAACTTGCCAAAATATGTTGAGAAGCTGGAGATCTTCCGAAAGCGAAGCTGGGTAGTAGCCTAGAAATTAATAATGATTTACCTGTTCGAGGTGGAAGAGAAATTGCAGTTCTCTGGTAGTTTTTATCACCATCGCTAACTTTTTGAGCCCAGTCACAAATCAGTCTGTGCACATCATAAGGTTTAAAAATTCCGTTTGCTGGTACCTCTCTAGTAATAAATTTAGCGTAGCTAATAAATTCTGTACGACACCGTAAGCGTAATAACTCTTTCCTCTGATCTGTATTTAAGTCACCTATTTTTAAACTCATTTCAACAACGAGTTGTTTTTCATGTAAGAGTTCAGCCTTGTTCACAATTCGTCTGCCCCTCTCTGCCAACGATCACATCGTATAACGTGCTTTCACCGTCGCTTGCGGCGGTTGGAGTAATACTACCGGATTCACTGTTTCCATTAAGAATGCTACTGCCAATCCTCGTAACTTCTTCACCCGCTCCCGATATAGATTTAAGAAGTTGCGTTTGCTCAGGTGACAATGCAGCATTAAGCAATACCTCGTCGTCTGGTGGTCCATTGTCATCGGCTAGTTTGGACTCTAACGAAATTGCCAGAATCCGATCACGATTGAATAATGTCCGTTCGTTATCGTAAGGATCCGGTAAAGGAGGACCGTAACTCCCCAAGCCACCACCACCTAACGGATTCATAGTCTTCCATTCTCTATACGCTGGAGTAATCCCTTTTCTCAGTACCCTCAATGCCTCTTGACGATTCAGCCGATTAAGCGCCTGGAGATCCGGAATATTTTGAAACGCGCGAGCGATACGCTCGGTAACAGTGACATTGGCCGTTCCCCCAGTTTTAACACTATCGAGTTTGCGGGTAAATTTGTACAAATCTTTAATCGCTTGAGAATTTTCCCTTACATCCCGTATCAAGTTTGGAATAATCGCCGTCCCACGACCAGCCCCCTTTCGATTATATACAATCGCTTCTAGCATATCGTACATCGAGTCAATAAGTTTTTTCTCAACCGATTCAACACGAGTGATGTTGTTATCAGCAGTTTTGAGTCCTTTTTCTACTGCTTCGAGTGTATATGCAAGCTCGGAAACTTTCTCTACTTCGTCCGCATTACGGGAACTAAAAAACTTCTCCGCCATATCCTTGGCTCTAGATACTGTTTTTATGTATCCGGTAAGATCTCGAATATTCTTCGGAATTAGCTCTGCGCCAACCTCTGTCGCTTTTAGGCCGAGATCCAACGCAATCGGTCCGAAATTATTCTGTAGCGGATTACCGGTAGGAGAGTAGGAATTCGCATTATTCGCTGTCATTGCACCGCACTTTTCGACGAGGTTATTCCCATCGCTATCCTCCCCATGTGCAATTTTACGGCATTTTGGATCGCACGGGCAACCAAGACCGCTTGTCCCTCCACCTAAAACAGAAGCCAACCCCTTTACCCCGCTAACAATCGTCGACGCGGCATTAAATCCGTTCCCGATCAGATCATTAAGATTATCGAGGCCGATACCTCCACTACCTAACAGGTCTTTCATCGCTCCGGCTTGTCCGACTAACCCAAGAGCGGTAGTAGCTAGCACGGGCAAAGACCCTAAACTCGCTGGCGTTTTTACAATCGCGTCAAGATTGCTGAGCGAGCCAAATAGCTTCGGAATGTCCCCCAGACTCCCATCCGTCAATCCGGTCGCCAACGTCCCAAGCAGTTGCGGTGAAACAATTCCACTTCCCACCGCATTGTTAATCGTCCCACTAACCGCACTAAGTAATCCGCCGCCTGCGGCGGAGTTAAGGATGTTCCCTAAGCTAGCTGGATATTTCGATGTTAACAGATCTTTGGCGATATTAATTACCGGACTAGCATATTTATTGACCTCAGGCGGTAATTGATCCAGGCCGATGGCTACCGCCGCATCAACCGCACCTCCAATACCGCTACCCATCAACGCTGTCATAACAGAGGCGGCTCTGGGCTCAAGCGACAACAACGCACTTTGGAGGCCAGTTCGTCCGATTTGTAGTAACGCGGCGTCGATATCCCCATCCGCCGTACCGTTCACCAAAATATCGACTGTTTTCCCTATGGCTGTTAACGCTTGCCGACTATCAAGCGATAGCTCACCATCTCTATTCAGGTCATCCGCAATGATCCGGGTAATTGACTCGATGGGGAGACCGGTCTGTTTACGTAGACTCTCACTCGCCACCCGTTTTAAGACCTGCGCACCATCAAAGGCCGTATCGGGTACGAGGCCGGCAAGGTTCAACAACTCCTTGAGTTTCGGATCGGTACCGGTTAATGGTATGGATTTCATCGTCTCGTCTAAAGCAGCGTCGATAATGTCCGCTGCTTGTTGCCATTTGTCATTCTCACTAAGTTGCTGATTCTCTTCTAACGCTTTAATGTCATTAAACGCACTGGTGAATTGAATCCGGCTTAGCGGCTTCTCCTTGCTGTAAAATCTGTGCGGAGTACGACGACCCTGACGTACCCACCGCATCAGACCCTGGTATCTTTGGCATACCAAAAATTCTGAATTATTCCCATCATCTATTACCGCCTCCATACCATGTACTTTTTCTGTACATTTTGGCAACGCTGAACGAAAGAATACTGGTGGTGCACTTAATGGCATCCAGGAAAAATTCTTATTTTCATCTCGTCTACACACAATGGTAGTTGTACGGAATCCCCGATCTTCAGTAAACTCATGTACTTCTCCTAGAGATGCCTCTGTACACTCCGGGATACCAGGGTTTCGCACTTGCGCCTGGTTAATCGCTGGAGTGCTATTGTTGCCAGGGTTTATACCCTTTTCGACCCACAATCCACTGGTCATCGACTTCCATGACCAGGCGCTACTACCTCCAATCTGCTTACTGGTTCGACGTAAGCACACCACGACATCTTGATTCATCTCGTTGCTCAGGATATACATCCGGCCACTGTTTCCAGCATTGCATTTCATGCCAATATCATCCGACTTCCCGCCAACACTCTCATCGAGAATCGGTAACTGTATCGGATTGCCCGTAATACCGATCTCCGGGTCGGTGCGGGACACCCCAATAACGTACATATTCTCCGATCGGCCATTGGTCTTTCCGACCAACACCTTAGCGCCCAAATATCTTGCACTTAGCACACCACTATTCGATCCGTTTACTGGTATCCAGTCTGAAGTGATGTCGTCGTTGGTTGTTACTTTGACACGTCCGAGTTTCTTTGGATCGTTTACGTCAACAATAACTCCTTCTTCGTTAAACGGGTCAGCGTAGGGTACTCCTAGAACTTCGATTGTGCGTCTCTGCGCTTCGGCCAATATGGCCATAGGAATTAACGGATTATCCTTTTTCATGCATTAACCGGTTCAAAAAATACATCGTCGGCAACTAGCAGATCAGCTACCGCATACGCATATTGTATCCTATTTATCGCTGTACTGGGCATGTAATTGTCCAGGACTTGTCTAGCTGCGTCCCAGCTTCTCCCGTTTCTATTGTAGTAAAATGGCATACGGACAATAACAGTGTTCGCTGACAGCTCGTCTTGACACGTTCCAATATCCGCGATCAATTGATTCGGGTAATTACCAGTCTCCGCGTCAATGTCATCACCTACTCGTAAAACATCTACCATATACGGAGTATTAACTGGTGCGGTAATTTCTCGGTCTCTAAGACCGCTACGGACGAAATACGAATTATCAGAGTATTTTAATTCTTCCGGACTATGGGCCTTGATTCCTAAAGTCCAAAACATAAACAGCAGTGTTGTTAAATTTCCCCTGGAAGGAAATATTCCTTGCCATCTACTTACATCGATGATAAGATTGCTATACGTAGTTAACGAAGTGAGATCGGTATTGCTGTTAAAGGATTTAGACGCATACCGATAGGCAGTGGATACCACACCAGTCCCTGTATTCACTGATACTCTCTCAATTCTAGAAAAATCGGTTTTACGTAGTGTGTCCAGTTCCGGATTTTGTGTCCACATTGATCCGGTAACTCTATTTACGTGTGCGTTAGCAAGCAGAATACGCTTTACTTTCGTCGGCCACTCAAGGTTCCATAATCCTCCGACAAACCCCAAGTGCTGAGCCAGCCAATCAAGATTGAGCGGATAGCATGTTTCGGAATCAAGATAAGTACGATAAAAATTATCAAGTACCGTTTTGGTTCCTGACAACAAATCGTCTGATCCGGCCGTTAACCATTTTGCAACTGTATCCTTTGACTCGTCATTGTACGACCCTGATACACCGGGCAAACGACCATATACCGGACGCCCGATCGATCCGTCGACACTCACCTTCGAACCTCGAATCCCACTTAACATCACTTGAAGTCCTTGGCCGTACAAGTTAGTTAACGCTGAATACGCCTGAATACCAAACTCCCTATTTGTCATATCAGTACCAGCGTATCGCTGAGACCAGACGGATTCGATTGTATCTGATACAGCTTTATGCCAGATAGTGGATAGTTCGGACTTTAAAGTCTCGAGCAATTTGTTTTTAACTTTCTCCTCTGCCCTAACTTCCACGTAGTATCCATCCAATAACACCCTGAGAAAATTATCAACTGAATCCGTAAGCGACCTTACCGAACCGTCGCTATTCAACTTTGTTATTACTCGCCTTGTAAATGTTTCAGCGGAATAAGTAGCAGGGGGTAAATAGACTGTTGCCGGAATGCTTGCGATACGTGGCACGTTAACTGTTCCTATGCCTGCCGGAAGTGTAAATTTGCCCTTTGTTACGCTGCGTAGAGTGATTGATTCTTTTCCAAACACAAAGTAATACAGTCCTGGTACAGTAAGTGAGTCGTAACGCCACTTATCTCCAGACACTCTTGTCAATGTTCCTATCCGACATTTTCCAACCTCACATTTCGTATCGCTTTCGCCCTCCTCACAATCTGTCCCAATCATCGCACAGTTTTCCCAGCCACTTTTAACTGATACTCCGTGACCAAGAACAGTAAGATCATTACCGATGAGTGTTGGGATAATGTGAACATGCGACACTGATTTGTACACATATCCGCCAACATCTCTAGTCCCGTAGAGATTCGTGATAAGGTCGTTACGGCTTGTTTCCAAGTCGTTGGCTAATCCGTCTCGGAATGTTATGTTTCCTAGCTTATGGCTAAAAATTTTAGTCAAACGCCGATTTGGGAACTCGTAGGTAACCTTGCTGCGTCCATATGTGAATGCTGGCGATACGAACCTCTTACTATTTCCTCTGTCCCAAGTGCTATTAGACGATATCATATTCAGCTCCGTAGGTGTACGTTAGTGTGCTAAAATCGACAACTGATGTTAATGATACGATCGCACGGTAAAGTCTAAAGCCTGATGTCGAGTCGGTTATTTTTAACGGCTCGGTTGACGTTTTCGAGACAACTTGTGAATATTCGTACGTACACGTCCCCTCTGTTTCGTTTTCTGTCCCTAAAAATCTCCCACATAACCCATCTGTCGCACCGATAACTGTTGGATCGAGGGCCATTTGCTTTAGATCTAGGATAGAAACTTCGTTGACGAAGTCGAGCGCGAGAATTTCACGTAAAACCGTAGATACGGAAAGATTGTTTCCTAGTCCGATAGCGGAGGGGTATATGAGGTCGTTAAGCAAAGTTCGGATCTGTTCAGCAAGTGTATCGGTGAATGTGGTTGTTACTCTAGGATCCCATAAGACGCTAACAACCGCTTCGACTGGAATAACGGTTGGCGGAGCGAGATAAACCTTAACATCCAGTGGCACCCTATCACGCAACGAAGTCAGCAGTAACGATTGCGTTGTCGTGCTCAACGCCGATCCGTCGTCACCGCCAGCGATAATAAAAACACCACGTGAGTCGGTGCCAAATCTCTCCTCGTAATTCATCACCTTGACTAGGGTTGCTTCGGGAGCAATAGAAGCAACTTCTCCTTCAAAATCAGAACGTGAAGTCAGATTTCTCCGGCCGAATAGTTCGAACGCGCGGAACTTCATTTCGTCCACGGTTTCAAGATCCGTACCGCCGGCCGCCGGCTCGTTATTCGTAAGGGTATTCAGCCCCATAAAGTTACGTTCGATGCGACCAATTGAACCGGAAGGCACGTTATAGACGCTTCCCCATCTCTCCGACTGCGCGGCGACAGTTGCGCTGGATCCAGTCATCCGAACTTGTTCAAGAAGGGTGTAAGTCTGACCACCATTCGCGTACACCTTAGTCCCTGATGGGATTGTTACTGGTCGACTGTACCCAGGTACACGGTAAAAGGTTATATTAACTGTCGCTCTGGACCCAATACGTCTTTGGATACCTAGACTCCTCAGCCATTGAATCGTCACTGCTTCCGGCAACGCGTTAAGGTAATAGAGTAATTCCGCTTGTGCAAATCCTTGACCTTCACTGATTGCGGCTAGAGGAGAGGCGGGCGTAAAATCAGTTAACTGTCCACCCGATTCAATATGAATCCGCGACTGTATCGCTCGAACAAGGTCGTTTACGTTCCGACTATCAAGCTGTAACGGTAATAACGGACCAAAAATTTCTGTCGCCATGATTAAAATGTGCTTGAGCGGATGCGGGAAGAATAAGGTAATCCGGAGTCGGCATTAACACCATCATAATCTGGTACGTTCGCCGGATCGATAAAATCACCATTTGAATCAGTCAGCGGGTCGTAAACCGTGTAACCGTTTCGTTCGACAATAATCTCCGCCAGGTCAAGGTTGTACATTGCCTCATCCGCTATACTGAATCGACCAAGGCCGGTAAGATCCTTGGCCGTGCTGATGGTTCCAAGACCGGAAACAGAGCGAGAGACGTTTCGAAGGTCGTTAATGTCGGCAAGAGATACGAGGGAGGCAAGACCGGGGCGGAGCAGGTCGTCGAGGGGTTGAAGTGTCGCGTAACCCTTGTAGCCTTCGGTCAACGAGGTTATAAACGTATTCGGTAAATTATCCGCCGTACTTCCTACACCAGGGTACGCAGTACCGTTCCAGTACTGGGAGGGTGTCAGGTACCCAGTCGTCAACGCAACACCGTTGGAATCAGTATCTAGATTAACGCTGTCGTTTAAATTAATCTTCGTGCCGGCAGGTAATTTGTCAAGCTTGTTTGTCGATATGTTCGCCGCCATTCGACTAAAAAGCTCGAGATCGGAAACTGTGGCCAGTAGTTTATCTTTTACCCTTTGGTTATTAATCCCTAATCCGTTTGAAACGTATTCCAGTGCGTCGGTTAGCGAAGATTCGTAAGTCCCGAATTCATTATAAGCCTGGAGTATTTTGCTATACAAGTCACTGGCTATCGCTTGTACTGTCTTAGATCCTGAATCTACATACCTCGTAAATCCTTCACCCGCCCCGTATTCACTTTGTAACGCCACTAGGACATGCTCTGGGTTTAAAACATTCTCAACAATATCGCTAGGCTGAGTCGGTCCTAAAAATGCTAGTATCGATTTACTCCGCACCTGGTTAGCCACGTCCTGGTACCGACCCGGAGATCCATACGCAACTGCGGCAAGTCCGGAAATTGTCGACCAAGAATCAGTAAGAAACGTTGACACGCGGAATGTTATTACCCCCTAAAGCGCTTTCAACGGTTGAAAGCGTAGTAGAAGGTAGAAAAATTACCGTGGAAGCAACTTTACAGACACTGACAACTTCGCTGCCGGGTGAAGAACCGTTTATTGGCGATGGCACGGAAGGTGAGGTTATTACAAACACGGCAGACGGCCGACTGTGGGTAGCCGATATTTCCGGTAATCCGATCGAACTCGGGGGATCATGTGTCAACCGACCCATCAACACCAACCTGTTCTCAGGCAACTACCTCGACCTCGATGTTACTAACCCGGACAACTTACCGGTACCTGTCCCTAATCCGAGCGATGTACCGCCAAGTTTTTACCGCGAACTCCGAATCCTGATGAGATTTGTAGGGACACCTGGGACGTCGTTTACAACTTATTTTGATTACGAGGTCGATTGGGGAGCGGGAATTGACCCTAGCACCTACGCGGAAACCGGATCTCTCGTCCTCGTTGAACTGTGCGCATTCGGCCCGAGTCCGAAGTGGTTGGGTAGAGTTATTTGGCACCGCGTACCTTAAATTGCGTTGAAAGCGTAATAGAAGGATTTAACTCATCGCTGTGGATCGTATCGTATTTCAAAACGGCAGAGCCGTATCTAGCGCGTACCTAAATGAGGTACAAAAAGGTCAGAAGTTTACCGGCGATACTCGAACTGACTACTACGCCGACCCGACAACTGGCGATGAAGCGGGTTGGCAAATCGGTCAACGTGACCGAATCAAAGATTGGGAAATTGCCGATCCCCGGGTCGATCAAGAATCCGCATTAGGTCGTACGGCGCACGACGGCATCTTACTGGGTTGGAATCCGACAATATCGGCCGTAGTCGTTCCTGGTGTACCTAGTACCCGCCCTGTCGGTTCGGG